GTGTCATCATTGCGCGTCATCGCCAGACGGCTGGTCAGGCGCGAGGTGAAGCGGCCGCCAAGATCCACCGTGTCGCGGAAGTCATAGATGCCACTGCCCGGCGCCCTGGCATCGGTCAGGATCAGACCCAACGCACCGCGACGGGTGGCAAAGGCAAAGCCGCCCGCCTCCGAGAATACCCCCGGCCTGCTGGTGAACAGCCCCGGCACTTCGGTGAACCGCACCTGCGCGCCGGTGAACTCGGGGGCCTCGTCAAGGGTCAGCACGGCATTCAGCCCTTCGATCCCGGCGACGGTGGTGGTGATGATCGCCGGGTTCAGGCTTTCATTGCCCAGCTTGTCGACGGCCCGGATGAAATAGATGCCGGTCTGGGCGGCCACCAGCGCAGAAGTGCCGGGACGCGGCACTTTGGAAATGATGGTGACCGCATTCGAATAGACCGCCCCCGCACCTTCGGGCGACCAGCGGATGACGTAGTGCGACATATCTCCATCGCCGACCGGGGTCCAGGTCAGATGCGCGATCGGCCCGACGACCGAGATTGCGAACCCGGTCACATCTTCGGGCGGGCTCATCAGCAATTGCACCGGGCGGGCCAGCAGTTCCAGCCAGTCGCCCGCCACCCCCAGAGAATTCACCGCGCGGACACGGATATCATAGATGCCCGGCTCGATCCCCGGCACCTCATAGCGGCCCGCGCTGCTGGCGCCGATATCGCGCCAGATCAGATCGCCGGTGCGGCGGTATTGCACTTGCGCGCCCGAGCTGCCGCCGCCCGACCACGCGATATCAACGATCATCACGGCGATGGGCTGCTGGTTGATCACCTTGACCTCGGTCAGGATACTGACGCCGGGGGCCTGGGGCATCACGATCTGCGCAAAGCCGGGGTTTGACAGCTCCGTCGCGATCAACTGGCCAGGCGTCCATCCACCCGGTTCGATTTGCGCGCGCCATAGGCATTCAACGTGGTCTGGGATTTGGCCACCCACTTGCTTCCATCCGGGGCAATGCCCTGCTTGAAGCGGTCCTTGGTGGAATTCATCAGCAATTCACCAATTTCCTGCATGACCGGCGTCATGTCGGACAGATGCGCCAGCAGCTGATCCAGCGCGCCGGTGATCTCGTCTTCCTTGATCTTCACAATGAACATGCCTATTTTTCTCTCTGGGTGATGACCCCGGAAATTCGGGTTCCGTGGATGCCGTACCCGCGAAAGCGGATCGCTAGCACATGAGGGGTACCCCGACCCTCCATCACCCGACCTTCCCCAGCAAAAGCGATAGAAGCCCCCCGGCCAAACGGCCCAGAATATCCGTTTGCAACAGTTTGTAGGCTGAAACGACGGCATTTGCCGTGCGGGCCTCCCGATTGATCCGCGTCCGGTAATCCAGCGCCACAGCCAGTTGCGGCCCGCGCCCGTTCTCGCCGGTTTGCAAGAGATAGATCAGCCGCCCTGTGCTTTCATCCAGCAAAACAGCCAGTGGCGCGCGCAAAAGCTGCGGAAGCAAAAGCCATTCCGAAGGTGTCAGCGCATCGCCCGCATTTGCATGACGTCGCGCCCTTGGGCCAGAAACCAAGCCCGGATTGACCAGGAGTTCCGTTGTTTCTGCGGCGATGTTTCGTTGGCGCAAACGCGAAAGCACGTCTTGCGATAAAACACCGACGAGACCGGGTTGCGACCGCTTGCCAGTTTCTGCCTCGGCAAGCCACAAAGGCCAATAGCGGTCGATGATCCCGGTCATGTCAGAACCAAAGTCCGACCCTATTTCGGCAGGCAGTGATTGCAGCTTTTTGGCCCCCAATGAAATCAATTCCGCCACACTCGCCCCCGGCGCATAGTCCCAACCCTTGTCGATGCCTGCTGGCGCGCCGGTCCTGGGAACGGGAGCTGCCCAATTCTCGGGCAGGACCAGCCCCGGCTTGCCGCCCACCCGCTGCGCACCGGCAAGTGTCCGCGCGCCGACGATGTAGCAGCTGCAGCCCCAGCCATTGGGGGGGGCATGGGTTGCCCAGAAGGGATGGTCCGGTGGCAGGATCAGCCCGTCCCAGCCCAGATGCTGGATGCGGGGCTCCATGGATCCACCATGGCGGTACACCCAGAACGCAAACTTGCCCGCTGCCAGCTGTGCCATCCGGCCCGCCGCATAGGTGGTCGACATGTTGGTCTTGTAAATCACCTTGGTGCGCCAGGCCTCGCCGCCCTTGGTGCCTTCGCCGGTCCAGCCATGCCAGCCCCGCCGCTCGACAATGTCCCGAAAATCGCGCCGGAACTCCTCCAGGGTGGTGCCCTGTGCGACGGCCTTGTCGACCGCAGCCGCAAGGTCGGCCAACAGGTCGGCCTTCATGGCACCCGCTACCATAAAGGCCAGGTCGTGCTGGGCGCGCTGGATGTCATCCCATTTAGCCGTGGGGGTCAGATCCCCCAGCCGCAGCCGGAACGCGGCGACCTGCTCGGCAAAAGGCTTGCCGAAAGAGGCTGCAAGGGAGGTCACGAGGCGCTCTCCGCTGCCGCCACCACCCGGCCTGCGCCGGTCGCCGCCACCAGGGCACGATCCAGTGTTGCCCGCAGCGCCGTGTTGTCGACCGTATCAAAGCCCGCACGCATCATTTCGCGCAGCTCCTCCAGCGACGTTGCCGCCTCGACCATCGCCTCGATCTGGGCCATCATCGCTGCCATTGCTGGCTGGGCTTCGGTAACCAGCCGCCCAGCCAGCAGATCGCCGATATCCGGCTCTGGCCCACCCCCCGAAAATTCGCCCGTAGGGGCCGTTTCGGACTGCGGGGCGGAACCACCCCAGAAAGGGGCTGACCCCGTTTAAAAACGCCGCGTTTCCGTTTAATCAGCGCGTTTGCCCCCAAACCCTCGCTGTCGATGCCCGCTGCGGGATCGATCTGCCCCATCGGACGCATCAGAACATCGTCAGCTTTCGGTTCCGCGATACCAAAGCGGTCCCGCACAGCGCTCTGGCTCACGGCGAGTCCCCGATCGATCATCGGCCCAAGCGACCCCGCCAATGCAATCAGATCCTCGACTTCCGGCCGTCCGATCTTGATGCGCGGATAGCGGTGCTGCGGGCCAAACTCCAGATCGATCCACGGACGCACAAGATCCCGGTTCCAGATCGCCGACAACGCCCTGGCATCGGCGCGCTCGATATCTTCCTGTACCTGCCGGTGTTCCTTGCCGCTGCCGAGGCCGCCGGTGACAGCAGTCCTGCGCAGAATTGATCACCACCTTTTCCGCCCATGAGGCCGTGGCACGATACGCCTCGATCTTGGCCCATTCGGTTTCGCCCAGCGTCAGGATGCCCTGCATTGGGGTGCATGACATGGCGGCGCGCTCAGTGGCCAGAAGCTGTTCCGGCGTTGGTTCAGGAGGTTGGGGTTCAAGCGGGGCGTCCACCCCCGCAGTCAGAGCCGCATCATATAGCGGGTCTTCGCTGGTCACATGATATGGCAACCATACGGGCCGCAGCGCGCCAAGGGCCGAGTTGCTGATTCAGTGTAACAAGCTCTGATCCGTGCGGATATCCGGAAAACCAGTTGCATGTTCAACCGACGGGTTGCGATCTGACGTCCAATATAAAGTCAACAAGTTCATACGCTTGCCGAACATGCAAATGGATTTTCGAAGATGCGGCCCGATTTGCATGTTCCGTCAGGTCTTGTTGCATCTTTCCAGCCATTCATCACGTCGCAGGACAGATGAATTGCAATTAATTTCAGTTAGTTAAACGCTGCCCCCTACCAACGGTCCTACGCCCCTATTTTCCGGCGTCTTTCCACCAAAACGGCTAAAAACAGCGTTTATGCAAATATTACCATCGCAGCCAAAATTCCCCAGCGCCCCGCCATAACCCTTTGTAAGACAGCAATCTTCAGCGCCTTCCACAGCTATCCACCCAATCCCACCTTTACTGCAGATATCGGTGTCAACGCACAGTGTGTGTGTGGCTCTGGGTCCAGGCGAACTTCGCCCCGGATGTGACGGTGTGCCGCGACTGGCCCGTGTCCGAGGTCGCAGGCTGAAACCGCGCCTTGCAGCGGGCGTAAACCAACTGCACGGTGCTCAAAGCCATCGCACCCGGCCGCACCGGAGGGTTCGCCTCCAGCAGGGGCGTGACCCCGAATCCATCGGCCTCCCTTGCCTCGACGATCTCGTGCAGCGCAAAGCGCAGCGGCGCCATAGGTGGCAGGCCATCTCGGAGCCCCGGTCGTAGGTCATGCTCTTGCGCAGGGCTGCGGGCAGTCGTTTCATCTGCCGGATGAAGCTGTCGAGCACTGCCTCGGCGCCGTTTCCGGTCATCTTGCAGAGAACAACGAAGCGGGTCTTGCGCTCGACCAGCGTGCCCACCGACGAGCGGTTGAAGGCACCCTTGATCAGATCGCCCTCCCAATGGCCCGGCACCAGCCGGGCCTCGATTTCCTCGGGGCGGTTGATAATGCGCAGCGTTTCCAGGACCATGGAGGTGCCAGCCAGTGTCGTGCGCTTGCGTCCACGGGCAGGCTTGGCCTGTCGCAGCGCCTCGACCATCGCCGCCTTCAAGCCGCCGCGCGGCTGGGCGTAGATCGCGGCGTAGATGGTCTCGTGGCTCACGCGGGCCGAGGGGTCACCCTGGTTCATGCACCGCAGTCTCTGCGCGATTTGCTCGGGAGACCAGCGCCGATGAACGAGATGGTCGTGAACAAAGCGATGAAGCGAACTGCCCTCGACCAGCCTGCGGCGACGTCGGCAGCGCATCCGGCGCTCATCATACATCCATCCGCACAAAGACAAACGCTGCCTTGATCGCAACCGTGTCGTCAAACCGGAAAGTCCGATACTGGTTTGCCCCGGCCGCTGACAGACGGACACAAAGCGGAGAAAGATCCGGGATCATCCTGTCCAGATTGGGGACTTCGGGCATTTCGGCCCAGTGACGGCAAAAGAACACCATCAGATTGGCCCCCAATTCCGGATCTGTCTCGGACATCTTGTGGCCGGCCAGACCCACCACTGCCTCGGTGGCCCCTTTGACGATGCGCAGCGTGTCGTCCTGAACACCGAACACCACCGGCACAATGGGCCGACCCCAGCGGGCAAACAGGTACTGCCCATCCCGGCGCGTGAACAGCGCCTCTGCCGGTGTCGTGCTGCCCTCATTGTTGCGCTGACTCTGAAGACCTGCATCAGATAGAAGCGTCAAGACTAGATGCACCAAATGCCGGACCTGAGACAACATTCAAAATCTCGAGTCCCCCGCAATCTTGCGACAACAGGGGGGCTGGCGTCACGGCCTGGACCTGCCCTTCAGCTTCGGTCTTGTAACCTGACCTACAGCATCCCCGGCAGCACCTGATCGGGCGGGCGGTGGCCGTCGGCGAAGGTCTTGATGTTGATGATCACCTTTTCGCCCATTTCCACCCGCCCCTCGATGGTGGCAGACCCCATATGCGGCAGCAAAACCACGTTTTGCAATTCACGCAGACGGGGGTTGACCTCATGCCCATGCTCGAACACATCCAGCCCGGCACCGGCAATCTCGCCCGCGCGCAGGCCGCGCGTCAGGGCGTTCTCGTCGATCACCTCGCCGCGCGAGGTATTCACGATCACCGCGGTCGGTTTCATCAGTTTCAGCCGCCGGGCGTTCATCAGATGGAAGGTCGAAGGCGTGTG